CGTTCCTTACCTCCGCAAAATATTAAATTAAAAATATCTAAAGGTATTATACTATATGATATAGAATGGAGTCAAATCAATCAATTACCGCTGAATATTTTCAAATCACAAAAGAGTATCAAAAAAAATATGGCAAAAACACCATACTATTAATGCAAGTGGGAGCATTTTTTGAAGTGTATGGACTAAAAAATGTGCAAACGGGAGAAGTAAAAGGTAGTGAAATCGTGGATTTCTCTCAAGTTTGTCAATTAAATGTATCGGAGAAAAAAGTATACGTGAATGGCGACGTCATTGTGATGGCCGGTTTCCGCGATTATACCTTAGAAAAATATATTCAAAAATTAACGGAAAATGGATATACAGCAGTTGTATATGTCCAAGAAAAAGACGGTAAAAATGTTACCCGTAAATTTCATTCGGTATATTCGGCCGGCACATATATTGCATATGACAATGACAGCTCTCCTCAACCAACCAACAACATCATGTGTATCTGGATAGAAAAATACAAACCATTTGTCCAAACAATGAATGAAAACATTGTATGTGGTATATCAACCGCCAATATATTTACTGGCAAATCTACTATATTCGAATACCAAATCCCATTTTACGATAATCCCACTACATTCGATGAATTAGAGCGATACGTATCGACCTACGGACCCAGTGAAATAATATTTATATCACCCTTTGACGAGCGAATGACTGAACGCGTGATTCAATATACGGGAATGCATACGACCCATATTCACAAATATTATACAAATCCGGAATGTGAAAATCTCTCCAAAAACGCGGACATTTTGAAGAATTGCTCTCAACAAAAGTATATACAACATATCTTAACCACTTTTTTTGGCGAAGAAAGTTATCAAGTATGTAATGAATTCAATAATCATGAAGTAGCGACCCAGTCATTCTGTTATTTATTGCATTTTATTCAAGAGCACAATCCTAATTTGGTTCGTAAAATAGAACAACCGACCTTCAATAATACATCGAGTCGTATGATTTTAGCCAACCATACCCTGAAACAATTGAATATTATAAACGAATCGGGTGAAAAACACGGCAAATATTCATCCGTTCTCTCGTTTTTGAATAAATGTTGCACCCCTATGGGTAAACGCGAATTCAAAATACAATTAACCAATCCAAATTTTGATTGTGAATGGCTGAATCAAGAATATGAAATGACCGCTCTCTTACTAAATGAATCGAATCTCCATTTCATACCCCTTTTTCGTAAACAACTGGTCCAAATACGTGATATAGAAAAAATATGCAGGCAATTGGTCTTAAACAAGATATATCCATCGTCCATTTATCATTTGTATCAAAGTATAGGAATCATTCAACAATTGTATGTTTGTTTGTTAGAATCTCCCGAATTCAACCAATATTTCGAAAAATATCTCAAAAAGGGTAATTTGGGAAGTCAATTCTCTCAAATACAGGAGTTTATCAATCAAAAATTAATACTAGAAGTATGTAAGGATATTCAATCGGTCCAAACATTTGACCAAAATTTTATTCAAAAAGGTGTATCTCTCAAATTGGATGAAATGATAGAGAAATACGAAACCTCTTTAAAAACCTTTCATATGATTCGCGACAAATTGAATGGATTAATACGAAATTATGAAAATTCTCCCGAAACCGATTATATCAAAATACACGAAACGGATAAATCGGGATTTTCTTTTCAAATAACAAAAAAACGGGGTTTAACGTTGAAAACGATATTGTCTAAATTAAGCGGACCCATACAAATCACCGAACAAATTCAAATCGCGCCGAAAGATATAAGTTTAAAGAACGCGTCAACTACCAATGACGAGATTGAAATACCGATATTGCACAAATTATGTAAGGATATTTTTATATTCAAGGAAGTGATTAATCTGGAGATTGCGATTGCCTATAACGATTTTTTGAAAGATTTAGAGAGCAATTGGTTATTTGCTCTCGAAAACATCGCGACCTATGTGGCCAAAATGGATATATTACAAACCAAAGCATATATTGCAATGGAATATAAATATACTAGACCGGTTATTGTAAATGACCCCACCCATTCCTCCTCATTTGTAGAAGCATATGAGTTACGCCATTGTCTAATCGAGCATATTCAACAAAATGAGATTTATGTGCCGAACGATATTATATTGGGCGAATCGGCAAAAGGCATATTGTTATATGGAACAAACGCGGTGGGAAAAACGAGTTTAATTCGGGCATTGGGTATATCGATAATCATGGCCCAAAGTGGTTTATATGTTCCATGTTCAAAATTTGTATATAAACCATATACAGCAATTTATTCGCGTATATTGGGGAATGATAATTTATTCAAAGGTCTCTCAACATTCGCGGTTGAGATGTCGGAACTGCGAATGATATTGAGAGGAGCGGATGAAAATAGTTTAATATTAGGAGATGAATTATGTTCTGGAACAGAAACGGAGTCAGCATTAAGTATTTTCATGGCAGGTTTAATGCATTTACACGAAAAGCGTTCGTCGTATATTTTCGCTACCCATTTTCATGAAATATTGCATTATGATGAATTGCGAACCATCAATACCCTAGCCATCAAACATATGGCGGTAGAATTTGATAGGGAACATGATTGTTTAATATATGACCGTAAATTGAGATATGGACCGGGAAATAAAATGTATGGTCTAGAGGTGTGCAAATCTTTATATTTACCGGATGATTTTTTAGAGAATGCCTATAGTATTCGAAACAAATATTATCCAGTAAATCAGGGAGAATTGGCACATGGACCATCGACCTACAATGCAAAAAAAATAAGGGGGATATGTGAAATATGTAAACTAGAAATGGGAGAAGAGGTGCATCATCTAAGTCCACAGAAAGACGCGGACGAAAATGGATTCATTGGTTCATTTCACAAGAATCATCTGGCGAATTTGTTGACGGTATGTGAAAAATGTCATGACCAATTGCATTCGAAATCATCGAATAAAATTGTTCGAAAAAAGAGCACGAAAGGATATATTGTCAAAGCCGAAAATGGATAATACGTGTATAGCCCACCATATCTATCGTTCATTACAAATTGAAATTCTGGATATTTTTTCTAAACCAATCTTGCATTTTTGCACTAATTTGTTGACGATACATATCATCCGCAATCATACGTAAACTGGCATGTTTGTCTTTAAAATGAACCATAAACACTTGAATAATATTGATTAAATTGGCTCTCGAATATTTTGCACCAAGTTCTTCGTATGGAAAAACCGCAAAATTCTTGCGTTTATTGACTTCGTTATGAAAGTTCCATAATAAATCAATCAAATCCTTTTTCGTTTGAATCGTATTGAAATTAATCGCGTTCATATATTGGGTCGCGTGATTCGCACACATTGGACAAGGCAGATTTTTACAAATAACATATATCGTGTTCAATAATTCTGCGCGAATCGCCTGAAAACGGTCTTCCTTTACTTTTTCGGCTAAAGCGTGGAATAAATACCAGGTAGGTTCCCCCCATTTCATTTTTTTTGGTTTAGTGGTATCAGTTGCAGCGGGTTGTTCAACCACATTTCGCGTTATTGTCCGGGTAGGCGGTAAGACGATAGGCATGGCAGGTATATTTCGTGGTTTATTTGTTTGATTTGCATTACTTGTATTATGTTGACTTTTATATGAAAATATCATTTATCTAAATATTGTAATATATAATATTAGCGAAAATATATAAATGTTTTTTACTATATTATCCTAAATATTTTATAATTGGATAATATAGATGGACAAAGACCAATTAAAAACAAAAGAACAATTGATAAAAACAATAAAAGAATGGGTAAAAATTGATAATGATATACGGGCGATTAAAAAAGAGGCAACCTTACGTGAAAAAGAGAAAAAAGAAATATCGAAAAAATTAATGGAAGTAATGAGAGACAATGAAATTGACTGTTTTGATTTAAAAGACGGTCAAATAACATATACGAAAAAAAATGTAAAAAAACCAATCACAAAAAAATCTCTATTGGATATTTTATCTAAATATTGTAACGGAGACACAATCAAGGCAATTGAAATCAATAATTTTATAATGGATAATAGGGAAGAAGTTGTGAAAGAAAGTATAGTAAGAACGATTGTGAAAGACAATGAAGATGGTTTATAATCCTAATTCGGGAATACTATATCCATTACTTGTTTTTACACATTTAGCGATAATCTGTGGATTATCTTTTCCGGAGATGATATCTTCGGTCTTATATACATTATTAAATTTGTCAATATAATAGACGATACCCTGTATTTCTTCCGCTAAAACTTCTAATTTTTGGGTGGATATGGTGGCATTTTCTTCTTCCATGAATCCATGCGGAACACCTTTGGAATGGGTTCCACAAAATTCACAATCATCTTTTCGGCGACGGGTGCATTGTTCGCCATTTGCCCGGCGAGCATTGCAACGATTGGTAGAAGGAATTGAATTTTTCACCCGTTTACGTTTGATGAAATCCTCTTTAGAGAATACTAAACGTTCATATTCGTATATAAATTCGATTAATTCATTTGTTTTTGTTTTATTTTCAAAATCTAAAGCGATAACTTTATCGCGAACACTGTTTTTCAATGTGGATATGTAGGTTTCGAGCGATTTATTTAAACGTTTTTCCATGGTATAAAATAGATAATATACAAACCATATATTATCTATTCATTATTTCAATTTTTTACATTTTCCTTTTATTTTTTCATACATTGTAGGAAAAGTTCTTTATAATTCAAAAATTTGCCGGTTTCATCGAATAAGGGCTCGCCATTTTCATCGTAATGTGTTATTGGACAGAATAAATCGGCGAATATTTTGTCTAAAGCTTTTTGATAAATAGTTTCATTTTGTTCTTCGATTTTACGCCGTATTTCGTGACAAGTTTTATGATAATATTTGGCAGAGCTAAATTGAACATAATATGGGACTGAGCGTATAGTTCCGGAATAGTTCGCTTTTATAAATGTGCCATTCTCTATTGCGTATAGGTCGAAAAACATTGCACTACATTCGTCGAGATGACTAAATGTCGCTTTATATTTGTATATAGTATCTCCAACATATGATTCTACAAAATATTCGGTTCCGGGGTCTAAATTATCAATGTATAATTCTTGCATAGGCATCTTTGTTTTATCTATCTTTTTATTTTTCGTGTTTCTTCGTTATTTTTCCAAAATAAAAAAGAAATATATTCAATTTTTTAGGAAGATACAACAATACCGGTCGGCTCATCCCATTCTAGTGGACGATTTTTTTTACCGCCATCGTACAAAATCGCTAAATGATTGTCCAACATCCATTGGTTGACAAACAAATCGCCGACATAGACATCGGCTAAAATTCGGCCATATTTTTCAAATGAAATGTTTTTAAGTTTTACCACCTTGTCTAAAACAAGGTTTTCTAAACATTGTCTACTTTTTTCTGCCAACATTTTTTCAATACTTGTTTTCGCTTTCATTTCGGGGCTATCGATACCCGCTAATCTAACCGAAAACCGATATATAGGTGAATTTTCAAGTGGTAATTTTGTGGCAATGGTAATCGTATCACCGTCATATACTTTGACCACTTTACCATATTCAATGGGTGGGATGAATACAACGGTATCATTGTATGATATGTTGTCTAAATATGACATATTTAGGTTCAATGATTTTAGCGTATCGAGTGTGAAAAAGTCATTATCTATATCTTTGATTCGTTTGCTGCTGATACTATTTCGAAACCATTTTTTGTATACTATATGTTTTTTTGATTTTTTGATTGGTTTCTCTTTTTTAATTCCAATTGAGGAAAATAAAGTATATAGTGTATTGCAGCATCCGTTCCACATATTTTTTGTATATATTCGATAATATATATAAAAAAAATTATTATTCAATTTTATACACCTTTTCACATTAGAACATTTTGAATATTTTTACAAAGACATCTTGTGCATCACTACAAGCGGATTTCAATACATTTCGAACAGTCGTTTTGTCAGTAGGGTCGACGAACGCTAAACGAACCACACTATGATTATTATGTGGGTGAAATTTTTTGAAACCGCAGTAACTCAAGGTTTTTTCACCTTGATAAAATTTTTCATATAAGACGTATTCCAATACTTTACCAACCGTATAATCTTCGTTTTCTAAAATAACATCGTAACAATTGGCAATCGCGGTTTCACTATGAACAATCTGCAAAATGTCGCCATCAATCATTTGAATGATATCCACGAATTTGTTTTGTAGAACTGCGCAACCTTTTTTGACAATTTCAATATTATCATATATACCAATGGTTTGTATGGTATAATCAAAACTATCGGGAATAAAATGACGTTGAGCATCTAACATATAAAAGTTTCGTTTTTGAAATTCGATTTCTTCTTTGGTCGATTCTTCGCTATCTAATTTGGCGGCCATAGATTCCCATATTTTATCTATTTTAATTAAATCAGGTGTATTACCATATGTGCATTTGGATACAACATTAAACATACTATTCACCTTGGCATTACTTACTGAAAATTCACATTGTAATTTAATATGACCCCCGGGTAATTCTTTACTGATTTGCGGTGTTAAACGAACAAAATCAATGTATTGATTTGTTTTTTTTGAAGGCGGGAATATACGCGTGGTTTCTTCTTTGGTCAAATAGTTGCCATTTGTTTTGTTTCGAACGCGGAAGTGTTCGGTTGTTACATACATCGTTTTATCCGTTTCATTTTTAACATCTACTTCTAAAATATATTTGTCGGGTAATATATCAAGTTCCTTTTCGTGAATAGGAATACAACTTAAGCGTTGTTTGATAATTTCATTATGTAAACGAGGCGGATTATTTATTTCTATATTGCATTTATTATCATTGTACGTTTCAGTATAAAACACATTGATGGGTATTTCGGATAAAATGATTCGGCGTATGGCATTGGCAATACTAACATTAATGCCACTTAATGTAAATTTGTAAACATCATCTTCTTCACTTATTTTGGAAATTTGTGGATTCATTCTAAATATATTGTATGGTATAATGTAATATCATATTTTTATATATTTAATTCAATTTTATAAATAAACTATTTATATTTTGTTTTCCTTTATACCATTTTTGAATTGAATGGTATAAAAATTATTTTTTTTCAGCAATCAAAAAACCATTTCTAGTATCATTTTGTTTGATAATTTTCCAAGATGAGTCATTTTTTATTTCATTTACGATTAATTTACATTTATCAGCGTTTGTATCATCCAACATTATTACCTTACATCTATTTTTAAGAATTTGAAATTCATAATATGTAGTGAATTCTCCTCCATCTAATAATAATACATCAAACATATCAGGAATATTTGGTCTATTTAAAAATAAATTACATTTCTTCATATTAATAATATCAACTTCATTCCAATGTTTATACTTTGTATCTGTTAAACATTGTGGAAATATTTCATAAAAATCACTTGGTTCTTCATTCCATATAACTTCATTCAATATATGAATTTTATCATTATGAGAATATAATTGAATTGCATCCATACATTTGTCAAAATTACATTCAAGACTATAAAATATATAATCATCGTTTCTATATTTGAAACCATCCGAAAAAGCTTTAGTAGAACCTAATCCATTCCATGTGCCAATTTCTAAGAAAGTTTTATATTCTAAATTAGACGCATATTTTGTAATTTCACTTGAAAAATCGTCATTACATATTTGTCCTATATTATTTACAACAAAATGAAGATATGTTTGTTTATCTGTTTCGTCCCACATTTATTTATAAGGATACGTATATTAAATACAACGATTACTTCTAAATCATTTATATCATTAATTATAATATGGTAATTGTAATTTTACTAAAAAATAATTTAAAAAAATCGTTTGTAATATCCAAAGGCAAATACATTTACATGGAATCTTACTGCTGTATTCTTACTCAAAGACAACAGCAAATTGTAGACAGTCCATTAGAAATTACTCGTAATCGTAATCGATGGTCAATGAACGAAATCAACCGATTATATAATGAATACGAAATCAAGGAGCTTACGATAAGACAGATTGCAAAATTACATAATCGTTCATATAAATCAATCTTGCATCAATTAGCGAAAGAGGGGCTTATCTTACCAAATTGGAGCGATGCTCGAGGAAATTATGAAATGACCGATTAGCCCGACGACCTGATGAGTCCTTGATTCGACAATTCGTCTGCCCGGGTATTTTTATCCCGATACACGTGTTTATATGATATTTTGGCAAAACTTTTTTCAAGTAATTTCGCTTTATCAAACAAGGGTTTCATGGCAGAGGATGTCACTTTGTATTCGCCGCGCATTTGTTTGATAACTAACATACTGTCTCCATATACCGACAATTCACGTATGTTTTGACTGATTGCCTCATTCATTCCAATAAGTAAACCGGTATATTCGGCCACATTATTCGTGGATTTATTTCCAACAAACATCGCTTTTGACCAAATTTCGTCACCTCCGTGATACAATACTGCCCCGGCTCCGGCCTTTCCCGGATTTCCTTTACTACATCCATCGAAATAAAGCGAATAGGTTGGATTTTTAGCTGGCACATATTTGGTTGGTTCAGTGCACGGTGAAAAAAATTGAGATAGTTTCGTTTGATTCATACTGTATACATATACAATATGAAAATAATTCTATATAACTTTATTATGTATTTTAGTCCATTTATAATGGGGGAAATCTTCTACATATTTTGACCATTCTTTATGGTCTGGGTGTTGTTTAACATGTTCTTTGATTGAGAATTTTCTACCACAAGAAGAGCCAAACCGACCCACAAATGATAATTCTCTCGCCATCTCGCTATTTAATACTTTTCCATCGGTACAACCGACCAGTTCAAATGGTTCGGTCCCGCGATGGTCAACCTCACTATGTCGGCAAATGCTATTGGTATTCATCATTTCTTTATTCAAATAACTATCATAATGGTCACTTATCACTTTTGCCGCGATGTCGGTGTTTATTTTGCCGTAATATTTATGATTCAATAAAGAATCTAAGCGGTAATTTCTGGAACCGGAACTAGTCGTTAAATCTTGGAAATCATTGTCATCCGTTTCAGTGTTACGTAATGTAAAGTCAAAGGGTGAATTCATACCATAGAATAATCCATTTGTGGTTCGTTTAATATGATGGGTTTCTAATCCTAGCTCGAATAACATAATTTCGTTGGTATTTATATCGCCAAATAACCACGAACATGCATAATCACCGGCGTTTTGGTCCAACATAAATTGGGTATAATCATCTAAGGTTTTGCCGTATTGCATGGCCTTTCTCAATCTACAGAAAAAAGGTGCGCCAAATTTAGGAACATATTTAATATCTCCAATCGTGCTTTCACAACCGACAATACCTGAGCTAGTTATAAACCAATCACTCCCACTTGCAATAAATCCGGGGACAATCTGCATGACAAAAGAATGACCTTCTTCGGGATAAACATAGGCAATAATATTATATAATTGACCCATGACGAAATCCGTATGTGTATTATGTGCCATCACGATATCACCTTTTTCAGTAGCATCGCCGGTCGCTATAAAGGTAGAACAATGTTCTCCATCCGTTTTTTTGAAAAATGCATGCATACCATGAATAGCGTTCCAGGCAATTAAAACATCGACGGAAATGGAAACGCCCATACTTTTTGCACCGGCCGATATACCACATATTTCTTTGTAAAATTCGGGAAAATCTCTACGAACCGTATAATAAATTTGTTTTTTGCATACTTTTAAATAATTGGCTAAAGATGTTTTATAACTTTTTTTGATTAAAAAGGGCATGCATTTTATAACGCGGTTTAGTTCGCGCCATAACAATTTACCATGAGCATATCCGCGTTCAAATGGCCCGCCTCTCATTTCAAATATCGTCCATCCCTCTTTTTTTTCAATTATTTTGCCCTGAATCTTTATGTTTCGATGTTTACGAGTATGAATATTGATTTTTTTACGGGAAGGTGTTTTCATATTCTATATTATTTGTTATACTATATAATATATTACTAAAAAATTTATCTCATTTATGTCACCATTAATAAACCGAGTAAAACAAAAAATAAAACGTATGGTATCAATACTAAAAACCAGGCAACACCGGGGGCGCCTCCTCTGCAAATAATGTTAAGGACCCAAGTCCAAAATATTACGTAAAGAAATTTGAATATGAAAAATAAAACAATATTTGAGGTGTTGCATGAATACATTCCTAAACAATACATATCGCTATTATTCAAGTTTTGCATTCCAATTACCAAAATTGAGATAAAAGATAAAATAAAGTAGGTTTTTGCAGGTGAACAAAGATTTTTTAAACCGATTATATTGGCCATATATTTTACAATATATATAATTATGCTAGATATTTTTGTGTATTTGAAAAATTAGCTTGTGCAAGATTTGTATTATCTAAGCTTGGCGATTCGGTCAAAATGTTATTCTGTGACACTGCACCTGCCAATGTGCCAATTGATATCATTGGATTTTTCAAAGAATCCGTATTAAAAAAAGGGTCTGTCGCTGAAGAAAATAATTGGGTTCCATTCATACCTCCTAATTGTCTAGAATCGATTACATTTGCTGGTGCCAATGGGTCATTTGCATGGTCATTTAATGGATAATAATATTGACTGGGTTGCAAGTTTCCTCCATGCATTGTATTTCCACAACCACAATTTCCGCCTTTTTGTTTTTGCATTTTATTACGTTTACTGCCACTACTTCGTTTTTGTTTGCTACTGCTTCGTTTTTGTTTATTTTTCTTATTCGTTTTATTGGATTTTCTAAATCTTTTATTTGAACGTGAACTTTTCATCTAACTATAAATAATATATATATTATATTATTTACAGTATTTACAACAATTTTTCTATTCAATATCTACATGGGTCAACATATGACGACGGCAACATACATTATGTAATCCTAGTGTATCTAAAACTCTGCCTTCTGCGGTTTTTTCAATATGACTGGGGGTAAGATATACTACACTCTCGACTTGTAATCCTTGCGATATTTTAATACGTCTAACTTCCTCCAGAAAATAACGGTATTTATCGGCCAGAACATTTCCACAGGTAAAACATTTCACTGGAATAATCATGGTATTGTATTATATTATATAAGAATATCTTTAATTTATTATAAAAATCAATTTTATGTCAAACGGTCAAACAAAATATAGGTATTTGATATATGAACAAAAAAACATTATTACAACTATTGTTAGTATTTATATTTGTGATTATCTTTATTTTAGCATTTTATCTACATTATCGTATACACAATGAACGGATGGAGGGTTTCGATGATAACCAAAATACATCTCAAGATATACCTACGGACGGAAACATCCCAGACGGCTATTATAAAATAAGCGATACAAAAATGGCTAAAGTTCCATATGGATACAAAGTGAATTCTACAAAAGATGGATTATTAGCCGCGTCACAAGCTGCATTTTGGGCAGATTATGCAAAAAATTACGATAAAACATATGGTAATGTAGATTTAATTACTCAAGAAGAGGACCTCACAAATACGAAATACAATAACAATAATTATGATATTACATATCATGATTCGCCAGAAGACATTCAAAAACAAAATGGCTTATTTGATGCAAGTTTTGGCACAGTAATGGTAGTAGACCCCTGTGGAAATAAATTATTAATACCATATAATCCAGCACAATCCTTGCCGATATATTATACGCCCGGAACATATAAATATGGTTCATCCAACTATGTCCCTAGTTATGAAGACAGCGTGTATTTAAGTAAAACGACATTCTTGAGTGAATTATATCGATAATTATGACCGATTCTATTTCGTATTCGTATTATTACTATTTAGCATAATTTTAGCACAAATTATTCGTTTTTGTCTCGTTTTTATTTTCGGTAGGTGTAAGTATACGAAATGGATACGTTGATAACAATATTAATATTTATATTAATGTTTTTCATATATATTCATGTGATTCAGCATTATAAAACGAGCGAAGATTTAGAAATATATGAAATGGATTACAAGGATAACAAACAGTTACAAGAGGTATGCGATGTGAAACAACCCGTTTTATTCGAGTTTCATACCACGGCCATGGAGAACATTTCAAAGGAATCGGTAATAGAGAAATATGGGTCATATGATATAAAAATAAAGGATATTCGCGATTATTACAATGATTTGGCGGATGCCGGTTCTTATGTAATATTATCTCTCCAAAGCTCTCAAAATTTGATAAAAAGTGACCCGGGCTCTCACTATTTCACCGAAAATAACGAAGAATTTGTGGAAGAATCTGGATTATACAATAGTTGTAAATCATTCGAAGATTATTTGAAACCATCCTTCATATGTCAAACCAAATACGATATGCAGTTCGGTTCAAAGAATACAAATACTCCCATGCGATATCATATTAATTACAGACAATTTGTCTATGTTCATAGTGGAAAAATACAGGTAAAAATGACACCTTGGAAGAGTAAAAAGTATTTGAAACCAATTGATGATTATGAAAATTACGAATTCCGTTCACCAATTAATATATGGAATCCACAGCCCGAATATTTACACGAAATGGATAAACTGAAATTTTTAGAATTTGATGTAAACGCTGGACATGTATTATATATCCCTCCATATTGGTGGTATAGTATAAAATATGTAGAGGATGATTCGTTATTGTTTGGACTAACATATAATTCGATAATGAATTGTCTAGCCCATTTACCAAATTGGGGCCTCTATTTTTTACAACAACAAAATATTCAAAAGAAACCGGCCCGAGTTCATCCAATGCCCACGGAAGAACCGGTACCAGATGAAGCCGATGAAATAAATGAAAATCCCGTAAAAATAAACGAAATTGTGGAAAAGTTATAACGGAAAAAAATATATTTGTTATATATAGTTTTTTCAAATGAATCAACTTTACAAAAAAATAATGATTATTGGAGTTACCTTGTTAACATTGGATTATATATTTTTAAGTGCAAACCGTCATTTATTTGAAATTCAAATCGCCGACGTTCAACGCGTTTCATTACAATTTCGTCCACTAGGTGCAATCATATGTTATATTGCATTGATATTTGGTCTTTATTATTTCATAATCAAAGACAATCGTCCAATTTTAGACGCGTTATTATTAGGTTTAGTAATAAATGCCGTATATGAAGGAACGACTTATGCCATATTTAAAAAATGGAATATTAAAGTAGTGATTATTGATATATTGTGGGGAGGTGTATTATTAGCATTGACCACTATGATAACCTATAAACTGGCAAAAATAATAGAATAATTGTCGAGCATTTTGTATGTGCACAAATCTAATATTCTATTATTTATATTTTTCATAAAAATCGGTCCACGTCCATTTTTTTTCATTTTGCGGTCCAATATGTTTAACAACAATTGACATGGGTTGTTCATCCGGTTCATAATTATAAAGATTGTAAAATTCTTCTTCTAATTCTTCATCACTAAATACAATTTTTTTTGTTTCATGGTCAATGGTTCCCTTGTGTTTTTCGATGCGTTCGGCCCATATAGGAGTATATGATGCATAATATAACCAATGATATCTGTAAATATCGAATAATTCATTAAACGGCATGGTAGAATGTTCGTGTTCAAATATAACATTTGCATATTCGTGGGTAGCATATGTAGAAACTTCTTTCAATAATTGATACCCACGAATATTTTCCCCGATTTCAACCGTTTTATATTTAGCAATATCTTTATCTTCCAAAATGACATAAAATTTATGGTCAGGTTTACGCATTTCTCTATACACTAAATTGAAAGGCGTATTGCTGTATTTTTCAACAAACCCGCTAATGGAATGTTCGCGATTAATTAAATTATATACCATTGTTCCAATGATACAATCACAATTTTCTTTTCCAACCCAATCCGTTTGAATTTTGTCTAAAAACAATGATAAATGGGGATTAAATACGCTGTAAAATTCATTATAAATATTATTTGTCATTTCAAAAACATCTAATATATATCCCGAATAATAGAGTTCATAACACCAAAACAATGCTTCATCTACATTGTTGTTCAATATAGCCATGAGTAAAGAGGTTTTTACATCATTTACAATATATAAGTAGCGAGTAAACGCGAGTTTATTTTGATTTTCGGTTGGTTCCATCTTAGTATTTTGTTCTTGTATAAATATTGTAAATATATATTTATTTACAATATTTTCAATTTTTCATTTTTTTCGTTCTTTTCATTTTTGCGAATCAGTATTATCGGTAAAATTATGAATAAACCTCTTATAAAATGATTTATATGTATTTTGTAATTTATCGTATTTCATGTTGAATTTACCATCCATACATGTTTTGTCGATACCTTCCACGACAACTTTATCTTGTAACATCGTTTTATACATTAAATCACGTGTAATTTTATCACCCAGTTCATTATACCAAAAATTACGATAGGTTTTTACGAACAAGCGGCTTTTGTTCTCGTTGATGGGTAGAGCAAAAGTTATCACAGTGCTAACAAATTCGCCGAATATGACACGTGCAATTGTGGTATGTGGCAATATGAATTCGTTTTCTATTTTCAATTCTTTGAAACCGAATAATTTCTTTGCCATAGAATCTTCGCCCGACTCATATTCATATGTTGATTTATAATGGTGCGGTGATACCAATTTGGGCGGGTCCTCATATATGGGCGACGGATTCTTTTTGTTGCCAAACGTATGAACAAAACCAATATGCATTACATCTAGCGAATTTTCGCTTAAAATACGCGAATAACAATTGAAATCCATTTCTAGAAATACTACTGGATATTCTTTAGCAACTTCTTCTTCTTGAAAAATATTTACATCAAATTCACTGGTTGTATCATTCACGGAAACCGTATTCAAATATATCCATCCGTTCCGTTCAACCACTTTGAATTTCGATATATCATAGTGAGGGGATGGTTGAATATCTAACCCGGGAACTTTTACCAATGTTCCGTTAGTATTATATTCATATCCATGATATGGACAAACGGCACAATTGTTGTGTAATTTTCCCTTTGCCAATGATGCACCTCTATGTGGACATATATCATCTAGGGCAAAGTAATCGCCATGTGAATCTTTCCATACTACATAATTTTTGGACCATATAGTCACTTTTTTTTGACGATTGGGCATAAAATCGCCTTTTTTACCAATGACATACCATTGTAAATCGTATTTTTCCTGTTCAGTTAATTCACTGACATTGAGTTTTGGATATTCAACTTTAGGTAAAGGATTTAATGGATGTAGTATACGTTGAATATTTGTAGCGGCTCGCATAACGGGATAGATTACAATGGAATTTACATGAGGTAACGTAAAACATAAAAACGCAATTAATAATATTTTCATCTACCTTAAATAGAAAAATATCTTTAAATACTGTATATAAAATATTTTTATGAACACTACGAAAACGTTTAGAAAAAAATATAAAAACCGAGTAAAAAGACGCACAATAAAAGCGCAAAAATACAAAATAAATACCCCTAAAAATGAAAATAAGGCACATATTGTTCGTGTGTTTTTAGAAATGTTGAATAATATAAAATTATATCATTGGAAAACAAAATCTTACGCCCAACACAAAGCAACAGATGAATTGTATGAAAAATTAAATGGTAATATCGACCAGTTTGTTGAAGTATTATTGGGAAAAGATGAATCGAGAATAAAATTACTCAAAAAACGAGTTGATTTATTGGATGCAAATAATTCGCAAGATTTTAAGACCAAAATATATAAATATCGCGACTATTTGATTGAAATGAATGATGTATTTGATGCAAAAAAAGATACAGATATATTAAGTATTCGTGATGATATGTTGAGTAATATAAATCAATTTTTGTATCTACTCACATTCAAATAATTTGTTCTGTTTGGTATACCGATAACATTCCATGTATACTAGGTAGAGGATACAGATGTGCTGGATATCTTCCAGTCATAGCAAAGACGAGTTGTGAATTGGGGTGTCCTCGTTTCAAATAATGATTCATTCGTTCCTTATATGTTTTTTTCCAATGACGTTGTATCAGCCGAATCCAATATGTTTTTTTAACAACTGTAAATGTATTTTTAATAATAAATAATTGCAATACATCTACACTTGGATTCGATATACGGAATATACTGTATTCATATAAATATCTCATTACCGATTCATATGAATATTTGAAAAACGATTTGGCGGTAATTGCATTCGATAAAATGAGTCGCCATCGATTGTATCCGGCAAACCCAATATAATATTTTGCATCTGTTTTGTTTTTAAGTTCGGGATAATCTTCTGCATATATTTCGTCAATTTCGTCGAAGGATGAATCGTCATCGCTATCACTATCACTATAGCTATCACTATCCATATAATCATTTGTCGAATTTGTGTTGTTTTCAGTCATTTTTACGAGTGATATTGATGTAGTAATATAGCTTATAAATAAAATAAATATGAACATTCAGTGCATGATATTAAGTTGAATTACATCTTCTATCTGAAAATATTTTCAATTTTTTGGGATTGTCATTATACCAAACAATGTAGACGTTATAATAACAAACCAACTTTTATCATACACTAATTCATTGCACATATATTCATTGTATATGCACAATGCTTCCAAAAAATAGGTGATACTTACTAAACCATTTGACCAATTATTATAGAGTAATACCCTGATAATACCATAGGTCAATATCCAATATGCAAACATTCTCTGTAATTTTTGGTCATGCTCTTTGAACATGGAGATGTGCAGTTTATCAAAAACCGGAATCGGTAGAATATTTAGCATAGAAATTGCACATATTATATCATATATTCCGTTCAATAATACGATGTTGGAAAAAAAATGGGCCATTGGTCCGAGTATATACAATACAAATATATTTTGTATTTTGTATTTTCCATAATATAATATATTATAAATATATAATGAATATTAAGGAAAAATTCGTTCAAGACAATGTTCAAGAAAAAGAAGAGAAACTTAAAAATCCCGTAAATTATTATGTTAAATTTTCATTTATTATTACCTATATTCTCTTGCTAACAACCGCGACAATCACATTTATCGAAGCCATGCGAACAAATGTTCCAACCGTTCGACATGTTCTTAATTTAGAAACATGTATTTCAGTGGTTGCCGGATATTTTTATTCGGTATTTGTTGAAAAGATTGAAGAATATGGAAAAGCCGATATTCCAATTAATTGGGCCGATATCACAAAAACACGTTACATTGATTGGTCGATTACTACCCCTCTCATGTTATTAGCGTTATCATTAGTATTGAGTCAAAATAGCGGCACCACTGTTCATATGAGCACCTATTTAATGATTGTGTGCTTGAATTATATTATGTTATATGTAGGTTATGCGGGAGAAACAAACGTAATCTCTAGATTTAATGGTATGGTCATTGGATTTATTGCGTTCGCCGCCATGTTCTTTATCATATATTCGAATTTCGTAAGACCTAAATATTCTTTTGCAAACAATGCATTATACGGAGTATATTTTGTAGTATGGAGTATTTATGGTATAGTGTATATGTTAAATGAAGAATACAAGAATATATCGATGAATATACTAGATTTTATTGCCAAATGTTTTATTGGATTAGGTTTATGGGCATATTATACGAAAGTATTAGTATAAACAATATAAAATAATGATTATTAACTATACAATAAACAAAAATAATCATGCATATATTTGAATATATATTGCAAAAATTGATAAATAATAAGAATACTATATATCAATTAAATGATGAACGAGATTTTTCATCCGTAATGAATTTTTGGAATGAAATATATATGAATAAAGAATTATCTATAAATGAAATAAATAGGAATAAGGGATTGCCCGTGAATGAAATCGATGCTGATTCGAACATGCCGAATCATGTCAAAATTGTCTTATACGATTATATGATAAAAAATTATCCAAAATCAAAATATTCATTGTTTATGAATAATATAAATCCTTCTATTTTTTCAGTTTATACAAAGGAGCATTTTTTAAATATTTTTTGTAAAACGCAACGAACATATATCACGTTGTTACGATTTGTCAATTTATGTAGACATAAAAAATATAAAATACAAATAAAGGATGATTTGTATTTGAATCCAATTGATACTAGCAAACGAAACTACATGAGTATTATTCAAAATAACAAACAATATTTATTTACTACCGGTGATATTATAAATATTTTGAATACGGCTTTATCCAATGCTCCAAATTTCTTCGTATCTCCATTAATTGCTAAAAATCCATATACGAATACGCCTTTCAATAAATCGACACTGTATAATATTTATTTTCACATAAAACATAGTAATTATACAATGCCGCTATTGATTCATAATTATTTTTTACAAAATTTCAATTTACATTTGTTTGCAAAAGAAAATGAAAATATCATACGAGATATTGCGATACGTAATTATGTCATGCAGACGGACGCGAAAAAGTTGCATAGTTCTGTATTAGGTATGATACGCGTGCATAATTCAAAAAAAATAATAAACATCGATAAGGATTTTCCGGCTGAAAAACTAGTGAATATAATGAGGCCTTATTTATTATTGT